GCTCTTTGTTCCATTTCATCGTAGTAAACTTTTTTAAATGTACTACCTGAAAGTGGTAAATGAAATAACATAGAGTCGAACTCAGGTTCGTATTCTTTCATCTTCTCCATGATTTCATAATTCATGTAATCTTTGACACGTTCTGCTTGACTTGTTTTTTCAGCAGACGGTACTCCTAAAATTTGTGTTCTAACTGGTCCGTTAGCTGGTAATAATTCTTTGTATGCTAACGCTTGAAACTGTGTAACCGCTTCAGCTAAAACTGGGTGAGTTGCACCTGATGCACCTGAGAAAGGTTCTGTTCTGTTGTCGTATTTAAAACCTAAAAGGTCTAGACCTTTTGTGTAAGTTTGTTCCCAGTCTTTTCTTGAAGAAGTGTAATCTTGATATTTTGAATTTAAGTCTGATGCTAATCTTCCTAATACTTCATCAGGTAAAAAATCTGCTAAGTTTGCATAATGCTCATCACCACCTTCAGGTGATGCTGCACCTGGATCTAAGTTAATATCTACTGATCCATCTTCATTTTCTTGTACTTCTACAGGACCAGGAGACTCTTGTTGTTCTTCAACTGTCTCTACGATCTGTTCTTGTATCTCTTCTTCACCTGGAACTTCAAATGTTTTTCTTGGTTCGTTTGGAAGCGATTTGTCTGTTGCCATTTATTTTCTCCGTAAGTTTTACATGTTTAACAGTATTATAGGATAAATTCAAGCCCTGTGGCATGGGTCCGGACTTCGGTGGTGGGCCACTTTTTTTACCTTTAGAATACATTATTTAATTCCTAGTTTCTTTTTTGTAACAGGTCCTAATCTATCCACATCATAACCCATGTCCTGTAACTCTTTTACTGAAATATTTTCAGGTCCAAGTTCATCTATTAAATCATCTATATCTTCTATTCCTTCTTCGACATCCTTCAGTTTACCATCATCATCTGGTCGAACTGTATATTCATCATACTCATCTGGAACAACTCCTGCACTTTCATCTGACTGACCTTTAGTTAAAGTTAGTTCTTGTTCTTTGTATCCACCACTACCATCTGGATCTCCTTTTCTAATTTTAATTTGTTGACTACCTGTATTTAAATCTTCGTATAATTCATAGTCTGCATCTGAAGTTCTATAAGAAGTAACTTGTTCTCTTTCAGAACTTTTTAATTGTCTAGTCACATCCTCTCCAAATTTTTTAATTTTATCTACAAGTTTAAAAAAATATGGTGGTGCACCTTTTGCTGTCTCTACTATTTTAGGTGCAACTTCTGCAATGGGTTCAGCTGTTTTAAAAAATTTTCCAACAAAAGGTAAAGCAGTTAGTCCACCTAAAATCTTCATAAACTTTCTTTTACTTGGATCATCAGGTCCATCTGCGAAACCTACACGTCCTCCTAATTCATAACCTCTATATTGTTTTGCTGCATACTCATCTATTAAATCTTCTTGATAAGGAGTTTTAGTTAGAGCATCTGCTTCCTGCATCATCGCTTGTGCTCTGTTTTTTAAAGTTCCAATGCCAGTTATAGTAGCTCCAACAGGAGTTGATATTCTTGCACCTTTAGCCATTAAAGGTCCTAATTTTTTGACTGTTTCTGGAAGTAATAAATTTAATCCAACCATAGGTTCTGTTACAGCATCGGTAAAACTTTTTCCTTCATCCATACCTGCTTTAGTTTCAAGTCCTGCATAACCAACAGCAGCTGGTAATGATCCAAGAGTTTTAATTGTTCCTCTACCTACATTTTGTAAAATTTTTAAAAGTTGTGGTCCGTATTTAACCGCACCTACAGATCCTGCTGCGACAGCCTCTGCAGGTATACCTGTATCAGTTTGTTCTTGTGAAACGGCTACACCTGGATCAATAGGTTTAGACATATCATCAGCTCTAACTTCTTGATCAAAACCCATTCCTTTATAAGCTCCGTATCCAACTAATCCTGCAGTTGTTATGGCTGGAAATTGACTAAATAGTTTTAACGAAACTTTAGAAGTTGGATTTAAAAAAGCTTTTTTTAATGGTGCAATTAATTCAGGTGCTTTTTGTTTTGCATAATTTAATATTGATTTTTGAGAATCAGGATTAGATAAAATGTTTTTAAAATCGTTTGGAACAAATCCTCTTTTTACTTCTAAGTCAATTGCTTTAGGTAATTGTTTAGTTAAAAATTTTACTTGATCTTCTTTAGGAATATTTTCCAATTCTTTCATTGTCATAGAATCTCCTAAAACATTAGAAAAAGAATATTTCTTTTTTATTCCTTGAAAAGAAGTTTCAAGTGTATCGGGATCAATAGTTACACCTACTAACCTTCCACTAGTATTTTTAACTATGTCTGTAACTTGCTTATTAATATCTTTTAAATTGTTTTTTAATTCAGTTGAATTTGGATTCTTTTTTAGTTTTTCAAAAATATCATATTGTTTTCTATACAATCTATCTAATTGTATTTCGCTAGGTTTTACAATTATCTGGTTTATTAATCTTGAGTCTATACCCATTATATCAGTATTAAACTCTAATCCTAATTTAGCCATATGAGTTTTAGAAACTCTGTGTGCAGTGTCCATTTTTTTCTGTAAATCTAAATCTTGTAATATGTTTGTTTTAGCTGACCTAATTCTATTTTCTTGTAAAAAAGAAGAAGTTTGTTTTATAAGATTTTTAGTATTCTTTATAATGTCAGCACTTGTTTTACTTGGAACTGTTGCATATTTTAAATTTAATTTATCTACAAAATATCTCACTGCTCTTCCCGCTTGTTTTTCACTAATAGGAAATAACTCTGCAAGTTCTTTATTTGAAAAATCTACAACTGCTTTTTGCGGTTGTAAGACTCTAGCTCTAATAGCTTTTATAAAATCTTTTTCCATCTGTTTATCAGGAAAAACAATATCAGTTGGTTTTTCAGAGCCTCTTTTCATTTTAAGAGAGATACCTTTACCTTTTTCAAATTTAACAGGTTTGGTATCCATTGTAATTTCACCCCTATTAATTCTTAATCTTTTTTCTTTACTAATGTCTGTTGTTCCATAAACTTTTTTAGCAATCTCTTCACCTTTTTTTGATAAAGGTTCAAATAACGGGTTATCTGCTCCTTTTGGAGTTGTTGCTCCATAACCAACTCCAACGTTTTGACCTTTCTTTAACATGTTTCTTTGATTGTTAGTTAACTCTTCCCATTTTTTATCGGGATTATTTTTCAACCAATTATTAATATATTTTTGTTGATCTTTAGGTAATTCAGAAACAGGAATCAAAGGTCTATTAAAACCTTCTCTTGTACCTAAATCTTCTCCTTCTATAACACCGCCACCGATTGCCCGTTCTTCTCTTTCAACAGTGCCAATACCTTCAGGTACAACGTCTCTTAATCTTTGATAACGTGCTCTGTCTTTAACATAAAGTTGTAAATCTTTAACAGCATCAGCTGCTTCTTGCATAGTAAAAGTTCCTGCATCAACACCTTTTTTTGCAAAAGCATTTAACCTATCTGCGATGTCAGCTGTTGGTAAAGTATTATTGTGATATGCTAAAACAAATATCTCAGCATCATTTCTAAAATCAGTTATGTCATACTCTGGTATTGGATTACTTGTAGTAGTATCCATCTGCATTGACTTTGGTGGTTCTACTATTTCTTCTGTGCCATCAGCTAAATTTACACGGCCACCAGTTGCTCTAAAATGTTCTCTGCCTCCACCTTTGAATTTACCAGCACCTGTAGACATTCTCATATAATCTTTAAGAGATTTTTTGCCGCCAGTGCTTAAATAATATTTATAAGCTTTCATCATGTCTTGAAAAGCTTTATCTTCTGCTGATCCAAAATCAATTTCTACAACTTCACTTGAACCGCCGCCATTAAAACCCGGACGAGTTAGATAGGCCATCATCTGTTCGTATTCGCCTATCTTCATTACATCCCCATCAAATAATTTAGTCCGCCTTCTGCGTTTGGTTTTCTATCTTCTGGATCAAACTTTTTTAAAATATCTTCTTGTTCTGTTTCTTCTATTAAATCTAACATCTCTTTATCTTTTAATCCTTTTGATGGATTTTTAGGTATCTCAATATCAAACAAACCTTCTATCTCTAACATCTGATCCATATCTTTCATGCCGCCACCTCTTGCATCTATTTCAATCATTTCTTCTGCAAGATTTTTTACATCTGTAATTGCTTCACCGAAAGTATCAGCAAAAGCATCTATTGGATCTTTCTTACCAATCTCAATTCCTTTTTTATCTAATATTCTTCTAGCTAATGCTCTAGTGATTCCTGTTACCTGATCCAAACCACCACCTGGTCTAAATGGATTCTTTAAGCTTTCAAGCCCTGATGCCTGATCCGGTGTATCTTGTTTTTTTGTGAAAGGAACTACGTCACCTTCTTTTCTGGTGCCTGGTTCCTGCTTCTTGCCTCTAGCAAATATTCTTTCAATTTGTTTTTTAAGTAATGGTGTTACTTCACCAAACTCTTGTTTAGCCATGTTGAAAGCATCTTCTATTTTTCTGATGCCACCAGTTCTAACCATGTTACCAAGTGCTAATAAAAATTTTCCGAGTTGTCCCATTAGTAATATGTCCTTTGTTTCTGAGGCAGCTCTTCATCCTGATAGTCTTCAGGGTGTTGTATCAAACCACCTTGTCTGAATCTCATCACAGCTTGAGTCATAGAGTCGACCAAGTCATCATGGTCGCCATATGGAAATGCTGCACATTCTTCAATGACTTCTTGTGCAAATTCCATTTCTTTAGGAGCATATATTCTCCCGGACTCAAACAGTGGAGAAACACTGTTCACTCTTGTATGTTTATCATTTCCTTTCGATGGTGTAAAGTTAATTACTGGGATTCCCATTTTTCTAAGCTCGTATGTCAAAGGTAATCCAGATGCTTTGGATTCAATAATCACTGTCTCAGGATTCCAGTAGCCGTACTGATCCATAGCTATTCTACGTAGTTCAGGAAACTCGTATCTTCCTTTAATTGCATCAACCAATATTAATGCTTTTCCAGAATCTTCATCAGGTGTAAAGACTCCCCATGTCGTTATCGCAGAATAATCTGCAGAAGATTTTTTCATAAACGCTGTATCATAAGATTGTATAACGTGTTCTAGTGGTGGTATATCTCCTTCCCAATCTTGCCACCATTCTCTCTTAATTAGTGCTCCCTCTTCTCCAGTTGGATTTTGCATGTACTGTGCATTCCACTTTGAAAGAGGGATAGACGCTTTTACTCCTTCTAAATCTTTTATGTTCCAATATTCAGGCCACAGGGGCTTACCAGAAGGTAAGATAGCAGGAAATTCTATCACCTCCCACTGATCTGCTTTAGGTTCTTTTTGTGCAGAGATTAATCTACCAGCCAAATCTTTTTGATTCCATCGTGTCATTACAATCACAATAGTTCCTCCTGGCTGCAAACGTTGTCTAGGTCCTGATGTATACCACTCGTAAGTCCGTTCCAAAGCTTGAGCATTCATTGCATCTTGTTCAGTATGCGGGTCGTCAATAATCAGAAGATCAGCACCACGACCTGTAATCGCAGATCCAACACCAGCAGCATAATATTCACCACCTTGTTGTGTTTCCCATTTACCTGCAGCTTGAGAATCTTCTTTGAGTCTTGTTTGAAATACTTCTTTGTACTCAGGTGAATCCATAAGTTGTTTTGCTTTACGACCAAACCTTACAGATAATTCAGTTGTGTTTGTAGATTGTATAATTTTTAATTTAGGATTACGACCTACCATCCATGCCGGTAATAAGTATGAAGCAAATTCAGATTTAGTATGTCTAGGTGCCATATTGATAATAACACGTTTTACTTTTCCATTTGCAATATCGTTAAATTTTTTTGCCACTCGTTTGTGATGGGACCCTTCTATAAAATCAGGCCACACGTGTTTTACAAAAGCCATGAAATCGTTTTGGATCTGAGACTCCTTTTTCTTCTCTTTCCACTTGTTCATGTAAAGAGCTAGTTGTCTTTTGACATCA